AAGTGCATCTTTTACACGTACAGACCTAAAGGATTTGGTATTTAAAGTATTAACTCCTGCTCTTGCTGACCAGCGTGGACAATGCCTTATGATGGGTACGCCTGATAACCGACGCATTGGCTTGTTTTATGAACTAACAAAAGATTTGCTTGTATCCCCTCCGCAGCAATATATGAAAGAAGGATGGAGCATGTGGAGTTGGGATACTACACAAAATCCTTTTATGGCTAAGCAATGGGAAGAAACAATTAAGGATTTGCAAGCAAGCGACAGCAACATAGAAGAACAAAATTATTTCCAGCAACATTATCGTGGCCGCTGGACAACCGAAGAGGATGCACTTATTTATCGCTATCGGGATGACCGCAATGGTTGGGATGGCAATCTACCAAAGTATGGCGAACAACCCTATGAGTATAGTCTTGGCATAGATCTTGGATGGAATGATGCGTCTGCATTGGCCCTATTAGCATTTAATCGCTATGATAAAAATGTTTATATTGTACGTACATGGAAAGCACGTGGATTAACACTAACTGAATTGGCAGCTAAGATACGTGATTGGATGACTGACTACCCAATTAATTATTTTATTGTTGATGGTGCGGCCAAACAAAGCGTTATGGAACTTGTTAAGCATCATGAGTTACCACTGGTAGCAGCAGAGAAGGCAGATAAAGTTAATTTTATACGTATTATGAATAGCGACTTTGTTGCTGGCAAGATAAAGGTAGATAAGGTTGCCGGTGCCAGCTTGATAGAGGAATACAGCAAGGCAATGTGGGATAGTCGTGCAATGGAACGTGGTATATACAAAGAAGATTTTTCATTTCATCCTGATATTGCCGATGCTGCCCTGTACTCCTATCGTAATTGTTATCATTACTTGTCAGAACCTGATATATTTGCCAAGCAAGCTGCAATGACCGATTACGACCGCGAGATACAGGAGATGAATGCTCGCTATAGCCGTGAAAAGATAGAAATGGATGAGTTATTGTGGGGAAATGAACATTTATTTGAATAAGTTTAGTATAGTAGACTAATTAATAGGATAACATGAAGATAAACGAACTGCAAGACCTACATATAGAAGATTTAATATCTATCCTACGGCGTCATGGCATCAGGACTATAACGTTTGGCGGTACCAGTATCACACTAGGTACAGCACCACTTAAAGAATCGCCTATAGAGGCCCTAGAACGTGATATAGAAGAAGAGAAACTATCCTGTGGACATTCCCTGTGGGAAGCTAACAGCATAGGTGAATGCTTGCATGGCTGTTTAAAAGAGTCAAGCCTTGAGGAAACTAAATAATGGATTACACGAAGATAAAAGAAAAGCCCGAAAAGGCAATCAATCCCGATAAAAAGATTGCTGTTAATAGCCGTGATACCCAAAATGCAGAGCCACGTGCCCAATGGTGGTACGAAGAGGACACAGGTGCAGTATTAAGTGCTGTTAAAAGCATGATTGCACTATTAGAAAATAACTTACGTAGTCGTATTGATCGTTATCGTGTTGAATCTCGCCTATATGGTATCCCTGATTACTACAGCAGTATGACCCGTGGATATAATACTTCATGGAATACAGCTGCAATCCTTCCTGAGAGATTACAATTTAATGTTGTTCAGTCCAACGTAGATACCCTTGTAAGTAAAGTTAGTCGCCTACGCCCACGTGCAAGATTCCTAACCAATGCTGGAAACTTCCGTGCTGTTAAGGCTGCAAAGAAATTAGGATATATAAGCGATGGTATCTTTCAAGAAAATTCTATCTATGATATTAGCAGAGGTGTTATTCGTGATGCATTGGTGTTTGGCGATGGCTTTGTACACGTATACAATGATCATAACCGCGTCAGAATGGAACGTGTCCCAGCAGCAGAAATAATTGTTGACGAACTAGAATGTGTAGGCGGTGGCAAACCATCGCATATGTATAGAATTAAACTTGTATCTCGTTCAGCACTAATGGAAATGTTTCCTGACAAGCGTGAAGAGATTGCCCGTAGTAGCCAGTTATTTAGTGTTAATTTGCATGTTACCAGCCCTGCTACCGACCAGATTGAGATTCTAGAATGTTACCACAAGGGCCTAGGCGAGTCAATGGCAGATGGACGCCATCTACTTGCTGTGCCTGATTGCGTGTTATCCTATGGTGAATGGACAGAAAAAGAATTTCCATTTATTCGTATAGCTTGGACACAACCATTTAATGGCTATTTTAGTCAATCGCTAGCAGAACAACTCAAAAGTACTCAATTAGAAATAAATAAATTGCTAGCTGTACAGCAAAGAAGTTATCACCTTATGGGCAGCTTTAAGATTCTTGTTCCCAATGGTAGCCAGATTCCAACAGAAAGCTTTAATAATAACATTGGTACTATTATCAAGTATGTTGGTGGACAAGCACCAAGTTATATTACGCCACCAATCCTACCACCTGAGTTCTATAAGAATCTTGAAAGTCTTATTGAACGTTCGTATAAGATTAGCGGTATCTCAGAACTAAGTGCATTCTCTAATAAACCTGCTGGCTTGGACAGTGGCGTAGCTATTCGTGAATTTAATAATGCTGAAAGCATGAGATTCCTTGAGTTCTCACAAGACATAGAAAGTTTCTTTGTTGAGATAAGCAAAGGCGCTATGCGTCTTGCCAGCCGTATTGCTGAAGAAAATAGCGGAAGTTATCCTGTTAATATGCCAGGGCCAAAGAGTTTAACTAAGGTAGACCTTAAAGAAATTGCATTAGCCGAAGACGAATATTCAATCTCAGTATTCCCTGCATCTTCATTGCCACAAGAACCTGCTGGACGACTAGCAGCTATTGATGATCTTGCAGCACGTGGATTAATTGACCCAACTGAGACCCGTGAATTACTTAATTTTCCAGACGTTGAAGCAGCTAATCAATTAAGCACTGCCCAAGATGAATATTTAAAAGAAGTATTTGAAAAGATGTTAGAGGATGGCGAGTATACAGCACCTGATCCATTAGATAACCTACAACTTGCACAAAAACTAGCAATGCAATATTATGCATTGGGTAAGAAACTAGGCGAGGATGAAGATAAACTAGAACTTATTCGTCAGTATATGCGTGATGTAATGGCATTACAAACTCCTCCACCAGCACCAGTTATTCCAAACCTCCCTCAACCTGAGCTTGGTGCCCAAATGAGTGAAGCAGAACTTGGCCAATTATCATTACCAGCGGCCAGTGGCCCTCTTCCTGGAAGTGAAGCAGCGGTACAAGCCGCTGCTGGAGCACCATTACCCCCTGTCTGATAGGACTAGTCACAAATGTTGTCAAGTGTTTTCTTTATCACGAAAGTGCTTGTTTCATAGAGGATCATAAAAATCGTACATCCAGTTCCTGAAAGTCGTGGTATACTACTCTTCCTCAGTTGGTACTGCGAAATACAGCCCTTCGGGTGCTGGGTGTACGCATCTGCTAGATTAGATTAAAAAATGCCCACAGAGGCGGGAGGCAATCCCGCCGAATACCAAAGGAGATAGGCAATGTCAGAAGCAGAAGTTGTTAATACCCAATTAGCTGAAGGGTCAGTACAAGAAACACCAGTAGTAGAAAACGTAGTAGCAAAGCCCACCAGTAATCAATTACTGGACTTGTCTAAAAGAGAGGCTACTTTTCGTAAGCAGGAAGTTGCCTACAAAGCCAAGTTAGCCGAGGCAGAGGAACAACTAAAAGAACTTCAGTATTTCCGTGGTGCTAAAGACACCTATAAAGATAATCCTGAGCAACTACTATCTAAATTAGGAATCACATACGAAGAACTCACTAAAAATATCATTCAGTTTTATGAAAATGAAGAAGCTAATAAAAAACAACCCTCAGTAGATGAAATTCGTAAAGAAATTGCCAAGGAATTTGAACAACGTGAGTCTCAGAAAGTATTTAAAGAGCAGGAACATGCCATTCTCCAGTTCCAGAATGAAATAAAAAGCTTTATTAAAGATAATGGCGAAAGCTTTCCACATCTTACCAAGTTAGGGCACACTCTTGCTGGCAGCGATAGTACTGATGCATTTATGTTCCAAGTTATAGGAGATTATTTTAATGAGACTGGTGAATTATTAGACCTACAAACAGCCGCTGAGAGCGCAGAAGCATATTTCCAGGAAGAATGGCAGAAACTTAATAGCGGATTAGGTAATAAAAAAGCCTCTATTGCCGAAACCCCAGCTCAAAGTGAACAAGTTGCCCCTTCTCGTGCCTATAATAGCAATAACATTCCTGATATAGTAGCAACATCACCGCGAGCAAATAAATTTCGTGAACGTACCCTATCAAGTCCATCATTAAATAATAGTATTCCTGTCAATAGTCCAGTATCATTTAAAACACGACGTTTAGAGCGTGAAGAACTTATAAATAAAGCTATTCAGTCCTATGAGCAGGTAGCACGTGTTAAAAAATAAATAATGTCCCTATAAAATTATGATATTATAGGTAGTACTTTTTTCATAAGCACACTAGTTATATAAAACAGCATACCGAATGACACTGGCATAGTCAGGAGATAGAAATAATTAAAGATTAGATATCACGTAAGTAAATTTTCTCTGCCCAATGCGGCAGAACATCCAAAGGATATAAATACCATGAGTTCTACAAATTTTGATATGGTGGCTGCCGATGCAATGCTTAAGACCATTTACGACGCCCCAGGCGTTATGCAAGACCTTTCCTATTCAGATCGTCCTTTCTTCGCTCTTGTAACCAAGAGTGGCGGAATGGGTGGTCAGGGCGTTAAGATTCCACTATCTATCGGCACCTCTGCTGGTTACGCCCCAACTGTTGCACAGGCGCAGGCAATTCTTGCTTCACAAACCCTTGAAGCATTCCTTGTTACTCCTGTTGTCCTATTATCAGTTGCCCGTATCTCGGGTCTGACCCTAGAAGCATCACTTACCTCAAAAGAAGCGTTTGCCAAAGGTGCCAAACTTGTTATTGACAGCGCCATCAAGAAACTATCAAACAGCGTCTCAAGCGCCCTATTCCGTGATGGTTCGGGCGTAATTGGTTCAATCGGTACCGAATCCAGCGGCGTTATTACTCTTACCGACCCAGCGTCAGTTGTACAGTTTGAAGTAAATCAAGCCCTACAGTCTCTTGTTGGTTCAGCTCTACAACCCAACACCGCTTATGTTGTTGGGGTTAATCGTAACCTTGGCACCATTTCAATTTCAGCCGCCCTCGGCGGAGTTGCTGCATCTGTAACTGGCTTTACTGTTGGTGGTACTGAATTGCTTGGTTATGGAACGCTAAATCTTGTTCACAAAGGTTTATCAGCGTGGCTAACCGACGTTTCACTTACAACTCCATTCTTTGGTGTTAACCGCTCAATTGATACCGAACGCCTTGCTGGTATCCTATATGATGGTTCAGCACTATCAGTTAAAGATGCTCTTGTTAACGCCATCAACCGTGTTGCTCGCGAAGGTGGTACGCCAGATTATGTTATCTGCAACTATGAAACCTATACTCAGCTTTCACAGGATCTAAATAGCAATGTTATTTATACCTCCCTTGAAGGCGACGGCAAAGTTTCATTCTCAGGCTTTAAGTTCAATGGCCCAAAGGGCCCAGTAACTGTCCTTGCCGACCGCGACTGCCCAGCTAATACCGCTTATCTCCTACAGATGGATACTTGGTTACTCCTACATGTAAATTCTGGTGAACCTATCTTCATTGATGACAACAACGGTAAGGGTATGTGGCGTACAGTTGAGAGCTATGACGGCTACGAAATTCGCGTCAAGACCTACTCACAGCTTGCTTGCACCGCTCCAGGTTGGAACGCTAAAGTAACCACAAGCGCCTAATTCTGCTGTAAATGATTGGGAGCCGTTCTGCTCGTTATTGACGGCGGGGCGGCTTCCTTTCTTTTTATCATCTACTTAAATAAAAGGAATATATAAAATGGCAGAAATACTAAAAGCAGAAAGTTATACCGCCGTAATGAAATCGGCAAAAGAAGAAGTTTATACTCTCTTCGCTAAAATAAATGTAATTGGTGATGGTGGAGAAGTTACGCTTGATTTATCAGAAGGTGCAAGCGTTGGTGCCTATGAAATAAGGGTAGATGGACTTATATATAGATTAACGCTTATCCCACCAGTAGGATTTAGACAATCTGAACAAGATAATCCTTCTTCGGGTGGATTGGGTGGTTTTAACGTGTTTTGGAGTTTTCTTGGAGCACCTGCAATTGTATGCAATCTTTCTGAAAGTGCGGGATTAGTTAATGGTGATGCAATCATTACGCAAGTCATAGCTCTTAACTTTGATGCAGAAAAGCGTCCATATGTTGAGTTTGGTTTCGTAAAGCGTGACGATAGCAATGTTTATAGTGCCGTGGTTCCGCCAGAAAATTCACAAATTCTTGTTACGTTGCATTATACAACTACAGATAAGAAATAAGAGGAATACATAAATGACTAATAAAACAGCAAAGAAAAATAAAAAAGTATTCCGCCAAGGCGTAGTACAAATCCACGGACGCTTTGTACTTGAAGACGAAGGAACTACTCCTGTATTAATTAAAACAAATGGAGCAAGCCGAGGTGTACATAGTGTTGTACGAGATGGCGATGCTATTCGCGTATTTCTTAATATGCCAAAAGCTACATTCCTAGGTACGCCAATTGTATCTTATCTAGATGATGACGATGCAGCGGGTTCTATCTATCAGTTTATCGTATCTGATGTCGTTAGCACACCAGGTACCTATCCTGGGAATCTAGCCTATTTTGATATCTCAGCATTTAATTATGACAACGAACTAACATCATTTCCAGGCACATGCCTTTTTACAGTAAATGTTACAACTGCTGTAGTGCCAAATGGTATGCTTCCAGTTGTGGAAGACCAAAATGGGCCAATTCCTCCAACTTGGGATGATGCAACTGCCTATGTCTTTGGTGAAAAAGTTGAATTAGACGACAAATATTATGTTGCTCTACAAGCAAGTACTGACATAGAACCAGGGGTAGCTGATGGTTGGGAAGAATATTGGGAAGAATATTCACTCTTTCCTTATGAATTTGCTGCACGTACTGCAATTGGGCCTACTGCAATTGTTCATACCCCAAAGGTTGAAAGCGTATCTGTATATGGTCGCTTTATGGGAATACCAGCTGCATGGAGCGATGCCTATACATACGCGGTAGGAAATTATGTATATATTGGTTTTAAAGTTTATAAGGCAATAGCAGAAAACCTAAATGTAGAACCAGGTGTTGATGTTGGTTGGGAAGCATCTTGGGAGGAAGCTGTATTGCTGATTTCAGAAAATGCTGAAAGCGAAGGAGTATCTAGCGTTGTACTAAATAACGATGGTCAATATCCAGATCTTCCAACAAATGTTTATATTGTAACACTAGACCCAGTTTCGCCAATTGTACAATTCCTAGGCGCTCCAACAATTACTCTAATCAGTCGCGATGGCCCTGTAGGAGTTTATTGGAGAGTTGCAAAGGTATTTTGTGAAGGTGCTAGTGCAACATATGGTACTTCTGCAAATCAAATTGTTTTTGCGTTCTATGATACCGAACCAGTTCCAGAAATTAATTTGCTAGAAACTTCAGTAGCTGAAGTAGTTCATTTTACTCTACAATACACTACCAGTAACGTATTCTAAGATAGAGGGCTAGGACTGCAAACTAGCCTTTTTTATAGGAAATGCAGGATGAGCTTACAGGTATATATAACAAGCGATTTGCCATACCACGATGATTATCCTTATGTACAGGGTAATCTAGCTATTCCTATTCAAATTGTGGTTTATAACGAAGATGAAGTTAATAGCGTACAATTAAAACAAATATACCTAACCGAAAACGATAGTGCTCTTGGTACAGGTGCTGCTCTATCATTGGGTATGCCTGTATTTAAATATATTAGCAGCCAGAATCCAACTACAAACAATGTTATACCACCTGATAGCGAGGTAATATATGACGTACTCTATATTCCTCAAATAAACGCCCTACAAGCCCCTATTGTTGCTGAAGCAACCCCAACTGCACAATTAGGAAAGAATCGCTACAGCGTTGAATTACGGGCCATTGTGCAGGTTTATGGAAGCACCGAGATGTATCGTGGCGAGATAGCAAAGTTCTATGTTTATCCTGCCGCAAATGTTAGCTATAATATTGTAACTCCTGTTAAAGTTTGGAGCCTATACGATAACCAACGTCCTACCAATAACGATAACTTTGATTTTCAGATAATGGTAGAAGAAATATTAGAGAATGGTAATATTGTAAGTGTTCCACAAGACCAGTTGTATTTTACAACCAGTGCCCCGTCTATATTACAAGTTATTGGCGAAGGCGTTAATGGTGCCACAGAGGGCGAGAATAGTAAAATAATTGGTGGAGCAGGATGTTGCGTAGTAGGAACTTATAGTCCTACGGTACAAGCCGAAATAAGTGTTCGCAGATGGGGATATACTTTTCCTATAATAGGAAGCGTTAAAATAGCTGTTGTAAATGCACTGCCAGTATCATTAGCTATAAGCCCACCATTACTTAATTTTACACGCGATCCAGCTTCTGTAAATCGCGTAAATTATGCAGCACGATTAACAAAAAGCAATGGTAGTGTTGAAGATGTCAGCAATAGCGAGGATATAGTATGGCTGGCAAATGGACAAGAAAGTAGTGCAGTAGGATATTTTATTCCAGGAGCTAGTATCAATCGTGGTAGATTATACGTAGAAGATGATTATAATCAGCTAAATCCATATTCGGCAGTACCAGCAGTTATAACAGCAACCTATTCGCCAGGATATAATACATTAACAGGTCAGGCGAATATCTTTGTAAGAAAAACAGTCTAAAGACTAATTAAATAAAAGAGGATATAAACATGGCAATTAACGTAGATTTCTTAAGTGCTCCAGACAACTTAGAGACAGGCAAAAGCAAACCAGTTGCAATCTCAATAGAGAACGATACAGCAAATGATATTACTATTAGTGGTATTTCTGTGGTTGATAATAAAGGCATTTTTACTGGAGGTGCATTCATTCCCTGCTTTAAAGTTGCTGAAGATGTTTATTCAGTTGGCACTCCAGAACTAAACCCAGTTCCTGCTTGGGGAACTCCCGAACAAAGTAGCGAACGAACAAATGGCGATCCACTTATCTATTTCCCTGCCAACTTAAGCGGAGTCTCTTATGTTCCTGCCGTTGAGGGAATTAACTATGCAAGCGGCTCATACGGTGGTCAAGCAGTTGGTATTCCTGCTCCTTCAGACCCACTCATCAGCACTTCGGTACTTATTCCTGCTGGCGAAACATGCTATTACGCAACACAACTTACATCATTAACGCAAGGTTCGCTATTTCAACCACTTCCAGGTCAAGTACAACTTTATGGCGAGGTAGGTGTTTATGTTTTAGTAGAAGGCGATACCGAACCATTATGCACAGGTTTTGTCAATCCATATCTATACACAGGCACTTCAGTTGGATTAAGTGTTGTACCAGTTGGATTAAAGGGTTCAAGCAACGTCCTTGTTGGCAGCGGTGCAGATATTATTAATCTTGCTCAATATGGACGCAATCCACAATATGCCGACTTTGATTTCCCACTTCGTGCACTATTAGATATTGATGATGGACGCCAAATTGACGTAACACGTTTTTGTACCTATACTTCATCAGACCCAGTACTTACCGTTGTTGCAGGCCCAAGTGCGTATGGAGCTACTCCTATTCCTCCTGCTGTACTTCCAACTGGGGGGAATAGTCAGACGATTGGTGGCGGCGGTGCTTGTACTATTGATCCTGATGAAGCAGATGATTTTGAACCAATATACTCAATATTAGAGGCAACCATGCCTGGTCAGAGCGTTGACCCTGCCACTACAAGTGTTGGCGTCTTACTGTATGTTGGTCTCCCAGTACAATTCCGTATCCTAGAAACATCACCAATTATTGCACGCTATACACCAAGTGCTATAACCTACACATGCACGCCAGTTATTATTTATGAAGATGGAACCGTAGAGGACGAAACTGGTGGCAGCTACGTGCTAATGGAGTTTGATACTGCAACCAACCAAGGCGATGGCATAACAGGTGGTATCTTTACTTGGGACGACCAAGATGCTGGTTATTTTAACGTAAGCAACGTAGCGGTAGAAACAAGAACCTTTATAAAAATTACTTGGATTGATACTGACTATCCATTACTAAAGGGTCTACCACCAATCTACGTTCCACTAATTGCAACCCCTAACTAAGGAAAAAATATGAGCACACTCAACGATATGAAATTTAAAAGTATAATGGCCAAACGTAAGAATCCTTACGAAGGCAATGAGAAGTTTAGCGACGAAATGGAAGCTGAAACTGCTAATGGTGGTAATTTTGCCAAAGGAGGCATGGTAAAATGTGCTTCTTGTGGTGGGAAGATGGCAATGGGCGGAATGAGCTGTGCCCAAGGCTGTAAAATGGCTGAAGGCGGCGCAGTTGATAAGAAAAAGAACGCTGTTATGGCAATTATCGCTAAAATCGGTAAAAAGCCTATGGATAGCGTAGGTAAAAGCCCTGATGAAATGATGGGTGGCGAAGAAGGACAGATGGAAGGTGAGATGTCTGCCAGTCATGAAGCTAAGATGGCAGCTGCTGATGAAGTTATGAGCGCTCTAAAAAGCGGCGATACAATGGCATTTGCAGGAGCATTAGAAAACTTTATCTCTTGCTGTGGCGATATGGACGATTAAGAGCTTGATAGGTGCCTCTCCTCATCTATCTAAGTTCGGGGCTGGTATGGTTTGCCCAGCCAGCCTTTTTTTACGAGGTAAACATAAATGGCAATTACATTAGGTGAATTAATAACTCAAATACGCAACCGCTGTGACCTTAATAGCAGTGAATTTATTACCGACGATGAGATGGCAGGTTATATTAATTTCTCATTAGGTGAACTATATGGCTTGCTTGTTAACAGCTTTGGAGGCGATTATTTTGCAACTAGTATTGTAAAAAATATTGCTGCCAATGGCACCGCATTAACAACCGACCTACCCGACGATCTCTATAAAGTGCTAGGAATAGACCTACAGATTAGCCCCTCTCCAAGCACCAATCGCATTACCCTACAACCATATAACTTTAATGAACGCAATCGTGCTAACTCCAGCAATATGAGTGGCTATGCAACACAATATACAACCAATTATCGCTATAGACTCTTTAATCAAACACTACAGATTCAACCTCCAGCAGCAGGAGCATTGGAATTACTTGTTTGGTACGTTCCTGTAGCTCCACAATTTGATGTTACTCTCCCACTTGACCTAGAACAAACATTCCAAAATAACTCTAATTTAAATAATTGGCTTGAATACGTTATTGTTGATGTCAGCATCAAATGCAAGGCCAAGGAAGAGACTGATGCTTCACTTTTTGTTCGTGCTAAAGCATTATTAACCGAACGTATCCGTAATGAATCCCAAAATCGTGATATCGGTACACCTCCATCGGTAAGTGATATTTATGCTACTGGTGCTGTTACCGACCTTGGTTGGGGCAATGCTGGCGGAAGTTATTGGGGTTGGACGCCTTAATGCGAAATCGTAAAATACCAAATATACGCTTAAACGAACCACTTAAAGCTGTTGATGTTAACCGTGCTCTTGATAATATCATCAACACAATAAATCCTTTTGTTGACGAGGCTACTGTAGCTATCAATGAAGGCGGTTCACCTGTACAAGATATAATTGGTGGTGTTGATATTGGCGTTACAAGCACCGCAGGAGGCGTTTATACCGTTTCCTTTACAGGAAGTCCAAGCGGTGTTAGCATCGTCCCAGGAACAGGTATAGGCGTTGTAGAGGCCCCTGTTGGAACCTTTACGATCACCAACACGCTGCCCGAAGATACAAACGTCGTTGCTGGTACTGGAATCTCTATTGTAGAGGCACCAGCTGGTACCTTTACTGTTACCAATAGCGATCCTGCAAGTGCTGTCAACGTTGTTGCCAGTACAGGTATATCTGTAAGCGAAAGCCCAACTGGCACATTTACAGTTACAAATACACTTCCTGACCAAACAGTTGTATTAACAAATGGCACTGGTATTTCTAATACTGGCACCTATCCTAATTTTACAATTACCAATACACTTCCTGACCAAACAGTTGTATTAACTCCTGGAACTGGCATTTCAACAAGCGGAACTTATCCAAACTTTACAATTACCAACACCGACCCTGCAAGTGCCATAGATGTAACAGCAGGAACAGGTATTTCTGTTGTAGAGGCTCCCACAGGAACCTTTGCAGTTACCAACACGCTACCTGACCAAACAGTTGTATTAACCAATGGTACTGGCATAAGTAATACTGGCACTTATCCTAATTTTACTGTAACCAATACACTTCCTGACCAAACAGTTGTATTAACAAATGGTACTGGCATAAGTAATACTGGCACTTATCCTAATTTTACTGTAACCAATACACTTCCTGACCAAACAGTTGTATTAACCAATGGTACTGGCATAAGTAATACTGGCACTTATCCAAACTTTACTGTAACCAATACATTGCCAGATCAAACGGTTGTATTAACAAATGGAACTGGAATTTCAACAACTGGCACTTATCCAAACTTTACTATTACCAACACCGACCCTGCAAGTGCCATAGATGTAACGGCTGGCACTGCAATCTCTGTTGTTGAAAGCCCAACTGGAACATTTGCAGTTACAAATACAGCTCCAGACCAAACAGTTGTCTTAACAAACGGCACAGGCATAAGCAATACTGGTACCTATCCAAACTTTACTGTTACAAACACTCTGCCAGACCAAACAGTTGTATTAACAAATGGCACTGGTATTTCTAATACTGGCACTTATCCTAATTTTACTGTTACAAATACAGCTCCAGACCAAACAGTTGTATTAACAAACGGCACAGGTATTACCGTAACTGGCACATATCCAAACTTTACAATAACAAATAGCAGTCCTGGTTCTTCTTTATTAGCTTCTAATAATGCTTGGACGGGAACAAATACATTTACTAATGCTGCTTTACCACTTAAAGCAACCAATACAACTGCTCTAAACTCGGGTGTCCTATCAACCTATGGATTTCATGCTCTAAATGCAAGCGGATATGGTGTTGCGCTTGGTGGAACCACAGGCACAGGTCGTCTTGAAGTAATATCGCCAGCGTTAGGCTTTTCTGGCAATTTATACATGAATGTCCAGGGTGGTGGCGATCTTTATCTACCAAACGTCAATAGCCAACTAATTGTTGGAAGCACTACAAGCCCAAGTTCTACTGCTAAAGTTGCAGTAAATGCAGGTCTTTCCACTACAAATGCTTTTTATGCTAATATTGGAAGCCTACGACTTGACAATGGCGATGCAACAGTTTTAGGAACAATTACAGGAAATACTGTTTCAGCCACTACCTATACTGGTCTCCCAGTAAGTTCTATCTTAGCAGGAACAGGTATTAACGTAGGCAACGTTGCAGGGGCAGTAACTGTTACTAACTCTTTACCTGACCAAACAGTTGTATTAACCAATGGTACTGGCATAAGTAATACTGGTACCTATCCAAACTTTACTGTTACAAATACGGCTCCAGACCAAACAGTTGTCTTAACAAACGGCACAGGCATATCAGTTACAGGCACGTATCCAAACTTCACTATTACCAACACCGATCCCGCATCAGGTGTTAATATCACTGGTGGCACAGGCGTAACCGTAACTGAACCTACAACAAATAACTTTTCTGTAGCAATCGGGCAAGCCGTAGGAACTACAAGCGACGTAATATTTAATAAAACTACTGCGACAACAAGCGTATTAACTCCAACTCTTGATACAGCAACTGCGGTTGCTCTAAATATTGGCACGACAAATGCAAATTCTGTTTCAGTAGGTCGTGCAGGTATCACAAGCACCATACTAGGAACGGCGAACATAAACACCGTAGTTCCCAGCGTTGGTTTAAATGTCACGCCAGCTTCGGTAGCGGGTGTTGGTGTATCAACGACCATAAATGGTGGTGCTAGCTCAGGTGCCGCTGGCGGAACCGTATCTATCTCAGGCGGTGCTGGTAATACTACTGCGGGTGGCGTTACTATTACTGGTGGCGCAGGTACAGACGGTGGGCCCATTACGGTCACCGCAGGACAAGGTGGTTTAAGTCCTGGTGGAGCGCTAACATTAAAGAGCGGTTTATCAACTGCCAATAACGGTGGCGAAGTCATTGTGCAGGCTAACACAGGCAATGCCGTTGGTTTCCGTGGTGGTCACGTTCAAATAGCCGCTGGAAACTCAACCTCTGGCACAGCAGGAAATGTTTATGTAGAAGGCGGCGATGCCGCTACTGACGGCACTATCAATATTGGTACAGGCGTAACACCATCAGGAGCAAGTATAATTGGTGCTACAAGTGCCGTAACTATCGGAAGAAGCACATTTAATACAACGGTAAATGGTGGCGTAACTACTCCTGTTGTTTTAGGAACTTATTTATATGCCGAAGGGCCATCATCAAACATTAATATTACAAATACATCTGCTCCTGCAACACTTGTTTATAACGGTTCGTCGGCAAATGGTATTTCGCTAAATAACGCAACTGGCGACTTTACGGTGCCAGTAACAGGCGTGTATAGAGTTGCATTTAACGGTATATTCCGTGCTACAACAGTGCCAGCAACAACTTGGTGGATTGCATTTGAGTTATATGATGCAACAACACCATCGGTTCTATACACAACTTCTTGTTTTAAACAAGTTGCAACAGCTGGAAATAGCACTGCATATGCCGCTACAGACAGTTATGAATTTTCTTTTGATAGACCCGAAACACTAACGGCAGGACGCACATATCGTATCCGTGCAAGAAATAACACCGCCGCAGGAACTTTCGTAGCAACATTTGAGCCAACCCTATCTAACGCAAATACTTCGCGTGCAGGGCGTAAATATTTGCTATCAATAGAACGTAAGACCTAATTAATATAAGAGGAAAATAAAAATGCCAAATAGTATGAACATTGTTCCACCAGTACCAGGTACTACGCCAGGGCCAGAGTGGGCAAGTGATATAAATGATATTTTAACAACTACCATTGCCGAACACAATCACGTAGGCCCAAATGGTGGAGTTGCACTAACTCAGGCTGCAATTAATATTGACGATTCCGTTAATATGAATGGCGAATTGCTAGCAAATAGCAGAGCTGTTCAACTTGCTTCACAAGGATCCGCTCCATCTGAAAATGGTACCGTGTATAATCAGGGCGGCAATCTTTATTATAAAAATAGCAGCGGTGCAGCTGTACAAATTACGAATGGAGCTGCCTTATCAGGAGTTTCAGTTGGTAGTATTACAGGTCTTGCTGCTAGCGATGGGCAAGCTTCTTATAACAGCGGCGTCTTTTCATGGGAGAAAACAAACGGTAATCAATATGCTGATATGAATGCAGGCACACTAAAAGTATTTAGTACTAGTGATATTAATCCTATTTATGGCACTGTAATATCTCAACCAAACACACTAACTGCCAATAAAGTATTACAATTACCTGATATTAATCTTTATCTTCCAACAGCATATCCCCTAATTCAAACGCAGGTAATGTCTATTGGTACTACAGGAATCATGGCAGCATCTCCTGTTTATTCAGATATTGGTACAAATAATATCAGCACTAGCTTTACTACTACTGGCACAAGTCTTGTTAGTAGCAGTATTGTTGGCAGTGGTAAATGTATTATGTTTGTGCTGCGTCCTACTGATGGTGGTTCAAGTGCTTATCTATCATTAAAAAATAATGCTGTTAGTACTGAAGATACGCCAATTGATGTAACGCTTGGATTAAAAATAGGAGGCGCTTATACTGATGGTTTCGTACAAGCATATAGAGCTTATGACCCAGTTGTTTATACTAACGCTGCTGGAGGTGTCCGAATTAGTCCTAACTTTACGTTCTTCTACCAGCCACCATCTGCGGGGACTGTTACCTATGAATTGGTAGGAACTAAATCAAGTAATAATTATACTGTTAACCTTACGTATTATACTCTTGACGTAATTGAAGTAATTGGTGGCTTAAACGGTGGTTTCTAAGGAGATATTATGGCATTAAATAAAAAGAGTCTTGAACTACCACTTATCAATGGCTTGGATACAAAGACTGACGATAAACAAGTAAAAGTTGGTAAGCTCCTATCTGCTCAGAATTGTGAATTTCGCAAACCTGGCAAGATAATGAAGCGTAATGGTTTTAATAACCTAAATAATGTTATTGCTGACAATGGCAATGAGATAGTTGATGGTCAAGCTATTATGACCTACAATAAAGAATTGCTCGCATTTGATAAAAGTAACGTTTATAGTTACATTGGGGGATTATCTCAGTGGAAAGATAAAGGTGACTTCCAGAGCATCTATCTACGCAGTAATACGGTCACAAATGGTACGCTACGCGATTATATGAACGATAACGCCTTGCTGGATGGCTTGGAATGTTATGTCTTCTTACGAGACGATGGTACTACCAGCACAATGTATTATCAGGTTAACGATATTGCAACAAAACAAATTGTAGTTGGGCCAGTAGCTGTTAGTACAACTGCATTATCTCCACGTGTAACACCAACAAGCAATGGATTCCTTATTGCCTACTACAACCTTGCAGATGGTCGTCTTTATAAAGGTGTCTTACCAGTAGCCAATATCACTTCAACAATAGCATTTAATTTCTTTACAGACAACAGCGCCAATATTAACAGCGTTGACCCACAATTTCCTGTATATGATATTCTTTGTTGGACTGCTCCTGATGCTAGCTTTACAGACCGTGTTTATGTCGCCTATAACAATTATAATATTGTAGGTGACACAACTATCGCCTATTATGATGACCCCTATACAACAATCGCAGCAAATCAAATAGTTATAAGTACTGATACTATGTTAAGCGCAACATTAGTTACTAATGATGCAAATTTTCTGTTAGGTGGAAATCCACTTATTGGCTTAGGTTGTACTCTTAAAAATGGCGCTGATACTATCCAATTCGTTGGGTGGTCAGACGATCTTGTTGTAGAGCAATGGAATGTTAATTTAATTGTAAAGAGTTCACCATTATCAGTTAGCGCCCGTCAATTATCTATTAAAAGCCTCCCAGATGCAAGTAATGAGCTATTCTTTATAGCTGTTGATTATGTATTTGATACCGCACAAATGCATACAATGGCACTTACATATGATGTATTTAATTCAACAAGCGAATACTTATTTGACATTCAGCAAACAGCTATTGCAGCAGATGCATTTATTTATAATTCTCGTGGTTATGTACCAGTTGTAGCTGCTGCTAATCTAATAACATATGATGTTACCTCTACTAGTACCTATTTTCTTATCAATGATGTAGGTGAAGCTATTGGTAGATGGAATATGAATACTGCGGCAGGTTTAAATTACGTGGCATTTGACGTTGGATTTGGAGTCCCAATAGCAGTTGTATGGCGTCCACATACTGATACTCTATCAACTACAGAATTTATTACAGGTCTACGTAATGTTACGTCATTCCCATCTGTAAGTGGACAATTACAAACAGGTTTATTTAGCCCCCTGTTTGATTTCTTTGAACCCGAACGCAGTTATAGCCGTGCAGAGATTGCAAGCAGCCTATATGTAGGCGGTGGCATGTTATTTCAATATGATGGTCAGAATCTCGTAGAAGACGGATTTAACTGGAATCCAGTACTCCAAAACGTTTCTACAAGCGCACCAGGAACAAGCTATGAGTATCAATACTGCGTTGTATGGGAATGGGTAGATAATATTGGTAATGTCCATCGTAGTAGCCCAAGCAATGTTATTACAATTAATACAAGTGCCCCAATTGGTGCAGGAGCAACAGCTACAGATATTTCTATCTATCCACTATCCTTAACCTATAAAACAGCAGCCAACTCTCGCACTCCTGTTGTTGGAGTCGTATATCGTACAAAAGAAGATAATGCAGATGTGTTTTATCGCCTTCCAGTAACAAGTGCCAATCAAAATAGTACTACAAGCACCTATATCACTCCTGCTAATGATAATACGCTTGATGCAAACATAACAGTTCCACTTTATACAACTGGGAACGTGCTTGGTAATGATGCTCCTCCACCAGTAGGCGCAATGGTTGTTTATCGTGATAGACTTTTTGTTCTTGATAGTACCAATCCACTTGTTATCTATTACAGCAAAAAGGTTAATTTTGCATCAGCAGTAGACTTCTCAGATGGTCAGTTAATCAACGTAGATCCTACTGGTGGCCCTGTTACAGGTTTATCAGCAATGGATGATAAGCTTCTTATTTTTAAAGAAGATAGCATTCGCTATATTAGCGGACAAGGCCCAAATCCTGATGGCACTAACGATGACTATGGTAGCACTACGCTTATTACTACCGATGCTGGCTGTGTTAATAGCCGTAGTATCGTAACAACCCCTGATGGAGTTATGTTTAAAAGTAGCAAGGGGATTTATTTTATAGATCGTGGATTAAAGGTTAGCTATCTAGGTGCTCCAGTTGAGAAGTTTAATAGTGATTTTATTACCAGTGCAGTGCTAATGAGTGATAATAATCAAATAAGATTTACTCTTGATACCAATGTAATACTTGTTTATGATTACTTTATTGATACTTGGGCCACATTTACTCCATTAACAGCTGTTGATAGCGTTGTTTGGGACGATGCTCACACTTTTATCAATAGCAATGGTCGTGTCCAGAAACAAGATAATACGATTTGGACAGATAATGGTACTGGCTACCAGATGGAATTAACAACTGGTTGGTTAACTTTTGGAGGTATACAAGGGTTCCAAAGGCTCTATAAAATTACATTATTAGGTAACTATAATAGTTCACATAACTTACAATGTAACTTATACTATGATTTTAATAATGCTATAACACAAACAATAACGGTAGAACCACAAGTACCAAGCGTGTATGGCAGCGGTGAATATGGCGAAGAAAGCCCTTATGGTGGCGAATTTGACCTTTATCAATATGAACTATATAATGCAAGACAGAAATGTATGTCAGTTAAGATGCAAATAAGAGATACAGCCGTAGAAGGCGAAACACTAGGTCGTGGCTATGAATTAAGCAATATGCGTTTATCATACGGCGTCATTGGTGGAAGTAATCGCATCAGAGCTGCACAAGGATTCGGCAATTAATGCTATAACTAACTAATTAAGATATAAGAGGATAAAAATATGGCAATGTATGGAGCACCAGGTACGGCTCAAAATGAAGCAAGTAGATTAGCTAATGAGCAATATTTAAGAGATGAAGAGGAAAAGAAGCGTAAGATAAGTCTAGCTAATGCTGCTAACGCTCAACCTACCGCTACTGAGGTTGGTAGAACAGAAGGAGGTATGTTTACAGATAGTACTCCTATCAATGCTTATTACCTAGACCCAACCGCAGCAGGTAGTCAAAGTCAGTTCCAAACAGCAGATTTTTATGATTATCTTCGCCAAGCACAGCAACAGGGACAAAATATCTATGGTCAGCAACAGGGGCTAGCAGATATCTTATTAGCTCGTAGCCAAGGTCGCGGTACCCCATCGCTTGCCCAACTACAGCTACAGCAATCATTAGAACAAAATAAACGTGATGCAGCAGGTGCTCTTGCCGCAGCAGGAAGAAGTATTAATCCTGCCCTTGCACAACGTCTACTCCTAAATCAACAAAGTCAACTACAAGGCAAGACTGCTGGTGATGCAGCAATGTTACGTGCCAAAGAACAACTTGATGCTCAAGCTGCGTATGCTAATCAATTAGCCAATATGCGTAATAGCGAAACAAGTATGTATGGCACAAGCGGACAACTTGGATTAGGACAAGAAAAATTAAGTGTTGAAACTCAAGAAGACCAAAAGCGTCGTGAATTAGAGGTTGCCCGTGCTAACCAAGAAGCTGCTAAAGCTGCCAGTGGTCAAGCCGCAAATACTGCTATTGCCAATCAACGTGCAAACAATGAATTAGTTGGCGATGTTGCAGGCGGAGTTGGTACTGCAATTAATCAAAAAGCTGGTTCGTCTCCTGCTGCTCCTGCTGCTCCTGCGACTCCTAATGTTGCCGCTGCCTATAATGGTGGTTATATTAAGCGTAAGAATTATGCCGAGGGTGGCAAGATTAATGCCGCAATGGGCAAACTAACTAAAATGGACAATGAGAAAAATGATACAGTTCCAGCTATGTTAAGTCCTGGAGAGATTGTATTGCCACGTTCTATTGTTGCCGCCCCTAATGCTCCAGTAGCCGCTGCCCGCTTTGTTGAAGCCCTATTAGCTAATCGTGATAAAAAAGATGCTAAAAAGGTTGCACTAATGGCTGCTCTTGGTAAGAAATAATAGGAGATAAAAATGATTGATATGAAAGCAGCTGAAAAAGCTCTACAAATGTCTAAAAAGCATAGAGGTTATGCTGATGGTGGCGAAGTTGATAGTCCTGAAACATCACCTTTAAAAAAGATGGATGTTCCAGAGTCTATTGCTCCTGTTGAGTTAGGAGGACGTAAAGAATATGCTTCTATCCAAAACTCTCCAACCCCACAAGTCCAAGATGTTGATAGTACTGGAATGGCTATTGCTAAATCAGGAATACCTTTAGCAGCAGGAGCAATTGGTACTGCGTTAGGTGGCCCTATTGGTGGTATTGCCGCTAGTACCGTTGCTGGTTTGCTTATGAGTCAACTTGCCGATGGCGGTCTTATCGGCAGCTTAGCTTCAATGGATCCTAATTTAAAAACAATGTATTTTGATGAGATTCCAACTGCTGCTACCTATAAAGATGACATGCCAGGAAATTCAGTACCATTAACGCAACCTAAACGCATGGCTGATGGCGGTATTATGGATGGCAGTGGTACTGATACTGGTTCTGACACTGAAGCTAATCGTCAAAAAGCTGTATCTGATGCTCTTGCCGAAGTTGAAGCTTCTGATATTTCAGAAGAAGATAAAGTTGCATTACGCCAACGAGCTACAAATTCACTAACATCTAAAGCTGTTGCAGTAACCGATATTTATCCTGCTGTTAAGCAAGAGATTAATGCAATTAAAGCAAAGAAATCAGCTACTCCAACTAAAGTACAAGCAATCAAAGAAGGTGCTGATGCTGTGGGTAGGGCTAAAACAGCCGCTAGTGCCCCTACAAGCGCATCAAAGACTCCAGAGGCTGTCAAGGGCACCCCAACTGATATAACTGCACGCCCAGCCGCCGATATCAAAAAGGATACAAAAGATATTGCTGGCGAACTTGGAGGCACCTCATTCCCAGGTGGGGCAGATGCTAAGGGATTTGTTAATCCCGCTGGCGAGGGTCGTGGAGCATTAGGCGCACTTTATACAAATCTAGTGGAAAAAGCTACAAAAGATGAAATTGGTCGTCGTTATGGCAAAGACCGAGTTGAAGTTCTTTATCCTGAGTATGTTCGTCAGCGTGAAGCCGTAATGGCAGCTGGCGGTAAAGATGCACAAGACCCAAACAAACTTGAATCATTAAAAGCAAAAGCAGATGCTGCTGCTACAGATGCCCTACAAGTATATAATTTAAATCTATTAGCTGGCGATGCACGTACTGCTATTGAAACTAAGCAAGCCGCTCGTATGGCTGCCCCTCAATCATCAACGCAAAGCCCAGGAGTCACAAATCTTAATGTTCCTGTTGCTGGCGATATTGCTGCTAGTACTCTTGTAGCGGCATCTCCATCAGGCATGGGGATGGGTGCAACTGCTCCTATTGCTAAATCTGCTCCATCAGGCGATGTCCAACTCCCATCCGATTTCCAAGCAATGGTACAGAATCCTGAGACACGTTATACCCAGGATACATTTAATACACTAGCCACATTAAGTTCGCGTCCACAGATGGTTATGTCAACTGCTATTAGAGACGGCGTTGACCCAACTGCTGCACGTAAAATGGCTATTGATGATACAATTGCTGAATTGACTTCACCTAAACTAGGCGCGATGCCAGGTTATGATGAAGCGGCTAATCTTGCACGCGAAACTCCCGAATTGCGGGCCATGCGTGAAGCTGCTCAAAATCAGGCAATGATACAATTACGTCAAAGTCAAATTGCTGATGATGAAGCTAGGGCAACAACTCAATTACGTCAAGCCCAAAGCGATTTACTATTACAAGAAGCTGTCTCCTCAGAAGCAGAACGTGCCAAATTAAAGGTTGATCGTGATCGTGTACGCAAGATGGTTATGGATGGCGTGGCTAACTTTGATACAATGGTTACCGATGTACGTGCCCGTAACACATTAACTGGATTATCTCAGGTAATGGCATTTATTGGTACAGCTATTGGCGGTAAAGTTAATCCCTACGAGTTAGCTCGCGTTCGTGCCAACGATGAAGTTAATAACCAAATAAAGAAATTAGAAACTCAGGATACCTATCTTGGTAAGTTAATCGCTGAAGGCAAGAACTTTGAAGACGCTATTAAAGAAACAGATGCGTTTTATAAACAATTATTTGGTTTCCAACTTGCAAAAGCTTCTATGTCACTACGTGATGAAAAAGCTCGTCTAGATGGTCTTGCAGCTGCAAATAAATTAATTTATGAATCTGCTAAGACACAAGAAGAATTGGTTGATAAGCAAGTTAAAACACGCTATGAACCCTATAAAGCCCAAGCTGCTGCTACGTTGCAACGTACACAAAGTATCTTCCAATACATCAAGGAAGGTGGCGATATTAAGAAGTTAGAAGCCGACCTTCAAGATAAGCGTGCAGAACGTCAAAGTAAAGCCGCTGACCGCAGTGTACGTAAGCAGGAATTATCCCTTGCAGAGCGTAAGTTTAATCTTGAATTGGATGAATATAACGACCCAATCCTACAAGGTGCCCTTGTTGGTCAGCCTGTTGCTACATCAGAATTATCCGAATTCATGAAACGTCATCCTAAACTACGTGAAACACTATCACGCCGTGTGGCTTTTGATGAGAAAACAGGAAAAGCAACAGAAATTCCTGGATATTCTCTAGCTAAAAGTGAACAAGATAAAAAAGCATACGATGATGGAGCTAAAGTACTTAAGCAAGCTGCACATCAAGTTCAAGAGTTACGCGATGTTTATCGTGCGGCTGGTGGTGATTGGAATAAAGCAATTAGTGATGCCAAGTTACGTGCCCGTCTTGATTCGGGAGTCACATTCTTACGCGGATTATTATCTAATAAAGAATTCCTTAATACTGGTGTTCCAAGCGGTCAAGAACGTGAAGACCTTACAGCGGCAACCCCAAGTTTAGATTCAATGAAACGTGAAGAATATACTCTTGAGCAATTAAAAACGTATGATAGATTATTCGCATCTTCAGCAAAGAATCTAGAAGATGCATATCTATTTAGTCCTAATGCCGCATCCTCTGCACCTTCGCGTTATACTGGCGTTGCTCCAATTGAACCAATTCGTCGTGGTGGTACTGCCGCTGCTGCTGCTCCTGCTCCTCAATCAGCAACAATTAAAATGATTAATATAAAAGATGGTAGAACTGGTAAGATAAAGCCTTTTACTCCCGAGCAAGCTAAAGCGATATTAGCCGACCCTAACTTCTCTGAGGTTCAATAATGGCACAAACAGCACAAGAATTATTTGATGCAGAACCAAACGCACAAGATTTATTTGATTCTGCTCCTGATGCACCACAGGCACCAACATTGGTACCTCCTGCCCCATCTGTAGCCGCACCTCCTGTAGAAGCAGGGGCGGCTGATTACGATGAGGGTACTGTAAAAAAGATAATTGATAGTGCCGCAAGTGTTGGTACTACGGTTAGCCGTGAGGAAGCAATACGTCGTGCCCGTAATACGCAGGCATTAATGAAAGCTGGCCCTGACCAACAAGTACTACGTCAAGGTGAAGCTCCTAGTAGGACAAAAACATTCATAGAAGGTACTTTACAAGGAATGGTACCATTTGGTATTGGGCCACTTGTGCTGCCACCTATTGAAGGCGGATTTAGTTATTTTCCAGGACTAGAAGATTTATCAATGGAAGCGCAAGCACAACGTCGTGAAGAGAATCCAGGAACATTCCTTGCTGGCGAAGTAGCAGGTAGTCTTGTTAATGCTGGTTCGTCAATACTTGCCAAAGGTGCCAGTAAAGCTGCCGAAAAAACAGCAGGATTTCTTGGTGATAAATTAGGGTATCTTGGATCTCCTATTGGTCGTTTTGGTGAAGGAGCGGTTGGAGGATCATTTCGTCTATTAGGTGCGCCATCAGTTGGTGAAAGATTAGGACAACGTGCCGCTGCCAGAGCATTTGATAAAATATTGCCAAGCGGTGAAAAAGTAAGTTTAACTATTGCTGATCAAGTAAATAAAGCAACCGTTCTTGCCGATGAACTTCTTCTTATGGAGGGCCGAGGCGAAGCGCTTTCAAAAGCCGAAAAAATATTATTAGATACTTGGAAGCGTCGTGCAACTCCCACCTTTGTTGAAAAAGGTTTAGAAAAAATACCACGTTTTGCAAAAGGTCGCAACGCTGCTGAGATATCACGTGATGCGGCAGATAGAGTATTAGCCGAACGTATGATGTCACAACAAGTCTCAGTTGGTCTTGAAAATCTTGGTTCAACTCCAGGTTTCCAAAAAGTCATAGACTATGGTAAGTTAACTCTTCCAAGACTTATTGCTCCTGCTGTTGATAGTGCAATCTATGCAGGTAGCAGTACGATACGTGATTTAAAGACAATGACTCCCGAAGAAGTTGCCAGTACTGGCGAGACATATACTTCTAAATTGCTTAAAGATACTCTAACCGCTGGTGGAGCAGGAGCGGGATTAGGTTTAGTTGTACCCTTTATTCCAGCTTCGCTACGCAGATTATCTCAAGGCGTCAATTATGGAATGGAAAAGATAACAGAAAACTTATTGCCATTTCTAGGCTCTAAGGGTACTCGCGCAACATCAGGTGAAATACGTGCTGCTGTAGATGCAGTAACAGGTATTAATAAAATAAATGTTCGTAAAGCAGAGAAGCAATTAATTACAGGTCTACAAGCACAATACGATAATGCTGAGAGATATGCTGCTCATCTACAAGGCGTAGTTGATGATGCTATGCGTACAATGACTCCCGAAGAACGTGATTTGTTAACTTTTGCTAGTGCACCACAAATTCTTGACCCTTTAGGTGGATTAAGAAAAGCATTAGACGATGTTCGCGATGCACATATGACAAAGATAGGTGGTAAACCTGTTTTTAAAAGCCAAAGCGTTCTTGATGAAATTTATAAAGGCGAAGTAGTAGATAGCCCTGTATATGGTGGCCCAACTGGCGAAACAACTCCACGCCTTGTATTTCCAGCTGCTATCCAAAATCTACAAAATGAAATTAATAAACTAGAAAGATCTTTAGTATGGGTAATGGAAAATATAAATGATATTGGTTCTGCGCCTACTGGTACAGGAATGCTTAATTTATTTAATGCTCGTAAAGCTGGTAGCACAATGATGCAAGCAGGTCTGTTGCCAGACCAATTAGGTTTTTCAGATAGATTACTTAATGTTACCACAACTGGTATATATCCTGCTGAGTTTACACAATTTCGTACTGGGTTCCCTACCGATGTAGCCGTAGCGGAATCACGTGCAGCAGAAGTTAAAAGTGGCACAAGAGGGCCAGTTGAGCTTGCGGGATTAACTGCTCTTGCAAGATTTTTATTTACTAAAAGTAATTTAGCCGCTGGTGGAGGCGGTCTTGCTGCTAAGACTGCCATAGATATGATTTGGTTCCCTGGTAATGTTATTGATAACTATAGAAAGATAGGCGGTGCTCTTAATCGTACAAGTGAAAAGATGGACTCCTTATCAAAATATCTAACTGCCACCAAACCATCATATACAGCTGCTCGTCCAATAGTATCAGGTGCTACAAAAAAGGAAACAAATCTTGGCATCAGTGCTGAAGAAGCAGCTACATATTATGCACAAGATAAAGATTTCCTGGATAAGTTAGAAGGCCCT